GGTCTTTTTGCGTTTTATACGCATCTAAAACAATCTCGGTTATTCTAGCTTGCGCCAAGTGCTGTAGGTTATCGCTAGTGATTGCCAGGGCTGCTTTGCGGGCGGCTCGGTCGGCCACAGTGAAATTACCACCGGGGAGGTCAATGTCATCTTTACCCTCCATCGCATCTTTAAGTTGCTCTCGCGTAGGCGCGTGAAGCGCCCCATATTCTTCGCCCCGTATCTGCGCCTGTTGCTCAGTTTGTTGCAAAAAGAACGAGGTCATACGGTCCAATGCTTGCCCTGTCTGTGCCGCACCCCGCGCCGCAACCTGACCAACTGCATCTTGGAATGTCGGCATTCGCAGTTGTGCGCCTCGACGCTGATATGTGGGACGTTCAGCCATTATACAGTCGCATTTCCGCTATAACTTATGCTTGGGTTTGAACCTGTATAGTTTGCTCCACCGCCCATTCCACCGCCGCCCGTCATTAGACCGCCTTGAACCATTGTTTGCACAAACGATATCTTGGCATTTTTCCGCGCCATTTTAACGCCAACGTCACCGGCGGTGCGGAGATTGTCGGCTTGTGCTTGGGACATGCTTTGTGCCAGCGAGGCATTGTCAGTTTGCACCGAGAACTCGTCAGCGGCCCCCCGCATACTGGCTATGTTAATCAGTGACGTACTTTCGCCAGAAACAAACGGTGCAAGGCCACCGGCTGCGGCTCGGACATTAGCCGTGGCCATTGTCTTCTGCACGTTTCTCAAAATGTCTATGCCTTCGCGCTTGTAGGCTAGGGCATCGGAACGGCCTTTAAGTTCAGCCTGTCGCGCTTGCGAATAGTAGGCGTTGCGTTGATACTTGGCCGACTTAACCTTGGCAAAACCCGCTGCCGCTGATGAGGCAGCAAGTGCCCCCAACAGCACAATTTCCATACCACTCATGCGCCTACACTCACTTTGTAATCTAGCGCCAGGACCGTGAAGAACACCGGCTTGCTCTGGCTAATTGTTATCTGGGCGTCACGGCTGTAGCCAAGAAACCCCATTTGTTTTTTTGGGCCGGTGAAGGTCGGAACACTGCCGGTGCCGGATAGGGGCAAGGTTTGAAGCTGCACCTCTTTGCCTTGGACCGTCAGGTTCTGCGTGTTGTCCAATATTGGTGTAACCTCGACCACCCGCCGCCGGGCTGATTGGCTGCTGCCAGATGCGGCCCTTGGCTCAAATGGCTGGGTGGTTACGGTCGGCACGAAGGGAAGTCCCACCTCGGCATAGACACTAGGCACACCGCCCAATGTGACATTGCCGCTGGCCACCGTGTCGTTGGCGTCAACGATGTCATCGCGAATGATGTTGACCACCTCGCCTTGGATGTGAGCAAGAGAGCCAGCCGTTGTGTTTGAAGGCAGTGCCTGGTCAGGCGCAACCGGGTTGGCGTAATACTGCAAGCTGCAATCGGTTGTGCGGTCATCGTCAAATGTTTCGATGTAGAATTTCGCCGCGCCACCTATGGTTCTTTTGACAATGCAATAGATGGTGTCACCATCCACCGCGACATCGATGAAATCACCGTCAGTTGAGAACGTACTAGCCGCCACAATCTGTTGTGGCCTGTTTAGCATAAACGCCGCAATATTGCCCGCAAACCCAGTGCTTGCCGCTCTATAGCCCGTTGTTGAGGAACCATTGACCACCATTAGCAAATCGCCCTCAGTGGTATCTGTGGCCGGTCTAAGCGCCATCCGCTGTGGGTCCAATATCATGTGACTGCAAAGAAGACTTATGTTGTTGGCCACGTAGGAAAGTTCAACGTCAGAGAATAGCATTTCTCTAAGCGCCTTGCCCTCTTTGGACATGAACAGCGTACCGCCCTCGGCAGCTTGCGGACGCAATCCCAGCTTGGACCCGCGCCGTGTCGCTGACTTGACCGTCACATTGGACGGCGTGATTGGCGTGAGGTCGGCTTGTGGCACAAAGAACTCGGCCCCAGTGGTGAATATTTGCAAGTCACGGCCAGAGCGCAGGGCGGTAATGGCGTTGACGCTATCGGTAGCCAGCGTCACTTTTATGGCATCGTCATCCAAAGCCTCTGAGGCCTTGAAGTTAAAGAAGTCGGATACTTTGGAACCAAATAGCGTGGCCGGTTCTGACGCACTGCCGCCGAAATACAAGCGACCTTCGTGGAACGTACACGTTCTAGGCCAGCCGCGTGTATTACTCCAACAGTCCTCATAGCCCGCTTCTAGTTCCCATGACCCGCTGGCAATGGCCGTTGAGGCTTTAGCAAAGGGCACTTCTGTAATGACGCGCACAACCGTGCTGCTAACAAACTCAAAAATGCGGGCGCGGCCAAAATCATTTGTGACGTTGATGTACTGGTTGACGTTGCCGCTTGAGAAGATGCCAGAACCAGCGGTTACTGTCACCACTCCCGTTACCGCATCAGGCGTGATGGTGGCGCTAGGGTTGCTGGTAGACACGGTAAAAGCGGACAACGGCTTGGTCAGCGTCAATGCCGCAACGGTCCAAGTCTGATTGTTAGCACCACGGGTAATCTTAAACGGGGCAAAGTTCTCATGCGTACAAATCAACGTGTCGGCTGACTGCGTGAAGTACAGCTTTTGTAGGTCAAAGGCTGACACATCGTACAAGGTGCCTACCGCGAAATCTATGTATTCGTTTGTTGTGCTGTTTAGGTTCTCTATTTGCGTTTGGTCTGCAAAGAAACGAAAGCGGATGGTCGAACTGGTATTGTAGGCAGACGCCACAATCATAAATTTTTGGGTGGTGCTGAACTCAAAAGGTATGAGCATTACCGAGTTGCTAGGGTTGTCGGCAGTGAGGTCATGCACAAACCGGGTGCCTGGGCGGCGGGAGAACCCACCTTGAGGTTCAAAGACAACATTGTCGGCAAGGTCCACCGACGAATAGTATTGCTGCAAGTCAATGCGACCGCGCAAGAGCGGGTCCAGTTCACCGACCGTAAAACTTGCTTGATATTGTTGTGTTCTACTCATCTGATGTCAGTCAGCAAGTAATCAGAGATAACGCTGGGCGGTGTGCCGGAACTATCCATAGACATGGCCTGACGTAGCCAGCCGCCGCGAAAGTTCTCAGACGGTGAGCCAAGAGCAATGGAGCGCCAGTATTGGCTCTTTGTGGTCTGGTCAGTGATAACCTCGGCTAAGTGCCACGCAAGTTGGTACACCATCAGGGTTACGAAGTACGGGGGCATCTGCGCCTCTGGGACCGCCTTCTGGTAATCAATAAAGATACTGGTCTCGTTGGTCATCAGGACCGACAGACCGCCGGTCGATTGGTTTATTTCGTAGGACCGCACCAATGGGGCATTAGCCGCCGAACTTGTGCGGACAGCGCGAGGTACGCCGGTAAGCATGTCACTAGGTAGAATATATTCGTAGGTCCACTCACTAGCCGGGGTGTTGGTGCTTCTGGCCAGTTCGACCTTGGCCACAGTAAAGGACCAAGAGAAGATGCCGAGAGTAGAATTTTTAACCATGTCATAAACGATAGAGCAAGCCTGAGAGCCAGCGGTGCCATCGTCAAAACTTGAGATACTTTCATCGCCCAACAGTAACAGCGCCTGATTGCAAATCGAAATGCTTGTATCGCCTTGGGCCATGTATCAACTCCAATAGGTACGAGGGCGGATTGCCCGCCCCCGTAGTCGTTATTAGTCGCTGTCAGTAACCGCGATTGTCACGCCGTCACCTACGTCAACCACGCCTGATGCGTTGCTGAGGACAACATGGTGGCTCGCTGTAGCGGTGCCGCCGGTTGAGGCGTAGGAGTAAATGAGGTCACCCACTACTACGTCACCAGACACATCATTGAAGTAGCCCGCACCATCGACAACCGTCTTGGCGTCAGTGGTGGTGTAGGACCACATTTGAGGCGCTTTGCCCCGTTTGGATTGGCCACCAATCGGTGACCAGTTCGCTCTATCGAAAGCCATCTAGATTACTCCCTAGTTGTGATGTCTACGATGCCAGCGGCATCAATTGCGACAGCACCCATAGACAGACATGCAGCAACCAAGAACGAAGTTTTCTCAGCGATGTAGTCAATCTTTGTGGTTGGTGCCATTCCGACTGCACAACCGATGGCGCTCTTGTGGAACGCAAAGTTCGTGCGGTCGGACGAGCCGTCGATTGCCAAGCCACCCTCATCGCGGTCACCAAGAACGTGCATGGTGAAGCCCATAAACGTGTTGATGTCTCCACGCTGCAACGCTTGCAGTGAGTTAAAGTCAGACGAAACAGCCCGCTCGTCACCAAGCAATGCGGCAAGGCCGTTCGCGTGAATGACCATGTGGCGGTCGGTGCTTGGCACGTTAGCTGCGTTCAGTGCTTTAGCAGCCGCAATAATCTTACCCACGTTAAGGTCAGATGCAGCGGCAGAGCCTGATGTTACAACCGTATTGGCCACCGTGGTGCCCGCTGATGCTGCCGCGATTGCGTCCAGAATTAACTGGTCTTGGCGGCGTCCAATTGCGGACCCAACGACTTGCGCTAACTCGGAACGCTCGTCAAAGTTCACCTTCTGTTGGTTGAAGATGTCACTGTACTCTGCAGCGATATAGTCCTGCAATGTACAGCTAACGGTCGCAAAATCGGTGTTGAGGGGAACTACGTCAGTTTGCGGAGAACGCAGTGATGCGGAACCCTTTCCAACGGTCGGGAAGTTGACGGTCGAACCTTCAACTCCTGTTCTTGTGCGCACTGTGCCAGCCAGCATTGAGGTGCCCTGATAGGCCTGTTTGACCTCGGCATCAAATAGCTGGACAAACGCTGGGGAAAGTCCTGTAGACATGATTGTCTCCTGATTAAACCAAAAATTCGCGTCTGGTTATCGGGAAACATCCCGGCCTCTACGTGTGAGGACCGGCCCAAAAAGGGTTGTCAGTCATAATCGCCTTACACGATTTTGCACAATGTGTAAATACTAGGTGATACTTTTGATGTATGTACAAAAAATGGGGAGCAAGACAAGGACGAGAAAACCTTGCCCCCCAAGGTGCGCCAAGCTGGGAGGAGACCTGGCGAGGCGAACTAACCAAATCGGCGGTTAAACTCATTCTCAACTTTTTGGCGATACGCTGGGTCACTCTGATAGCGTGGGTCAGCCATGCGGCTTTGCATCTCGACCGCAAAATCTGCTTCAGATAGTTGGTCTTCCGCGACCGGGGCCAGCGGTATCTTGGACATATCGCCGGTCATAGTGCGAACTTTCTGCATCAGCCGCTGGCCAATGGCCGTGCCGCCCCAGTTGTTTAACTCAGCGCGTTCTTCCTCTGAGACAATGCCCTTACGAACCAGACCGTCAGCCCAAGTCACATTGCTTTTGATTATCTCGTTGGCATTAGGTCCAAGAGCCTCATGCTCTGCTTTGTAGTCAGCTTCAGCCGCCGCAACATTCTCGCCGGACATCTGTGTGATGGCACCGGCCAGTTCGTCAAATGCCTCTTGGTTAACGCCGTACTTCTTGGCCCAGCCTAGATAGGTATCGACTACCGGGTCATCCAACTCATAGCCCGCCTCGGTCAGTACATCGGTGCTATATTCGTCGGGCGCTTTGTGCTTTCCTTGAGAGAATTTCTTTTGCAGTTCCTCATAGCTTTTCGCTAGGTCTTCCGGCTTGGCGAACTTCTCGTCAAGCCACGCTGGTCGTTCCTCTTTTGGCGGCTTCTCATCCTCGACGCGGTGCGGCATTGCCTCATCTGCGACCTCACTTTCTGGCTCAGAACTTGACACACCATCCATAAGGCTTGCTGGTTCCGGCGTTTCAGTCTCGGCCACTGTTTGACCTTCATCATTTAACGTCATCAGCTCTTTTCACTCGCTTTAGAATATCTTCAATGACTGACTTCTGGCCTTCGCGGGCATAGGCGTATGGTTCAGCCAGCCCCGGCACCCAACAAGGTGGGTCGCAGTAAACCGTATGTAGATTTTCCAAGACCTTTTTGCCGGTCGGGCTGGAAAACGTGCGCTTGAAGGCCAGGTCCAAGTCACGCATTACATCAAGGTTTTCTAATTTTATTGGTGCTGGTTCAGCGTCTAGGCCATCCCAGCCTGGTGAGTTGATAGAGTGTAGTATTTTTCTGGCATTGTTCATGCTTGTGGTGCCTCAGTTGGCGGTGCCCCGCCCATCTCTTGCTCTGCCATCATGGCGGCAGCTTCTGCCATTTGCGCTTGCATTTCGGCGCGTTCTTCTAAGGTGGTGCGTAGGTCAGCGGGGATGCCAAGCTGGTCCGCAATGTAATCGCCAACCGCATCCATTTTGATGAGTGTCTGGCCGACCGGGCCTAGTGCTTGGCTTATCTGCATAAACTGCATAATCTCACCCAGCCTCTCGGCATTGTTGGCCATAGCCAAGGGCGATTGTGGAACGACCGTCACCTCTAGGCCGTTCACCTTGAGGGGCAGTTCAATCATACCCATCTCGTCCATCAATTCTAGCGACCGGCGCACGATTGGAAACATTGTCTCCGAAATCAAACGACCAAACGCAGATCCGAGGTTCTGGGAAAGTTCAGACAGTTTTGCGTTTATTTCAGTGGCCGACCGTGCCGACATATTCTCAGGCGTCAGGCTTTCGTCTAGCAGGGCCTTCTTGATGTTGGTGCGTAGGTCATTGGCCACAATCTGGGACAGGTTCGCATCGCCAGAACGGGGTAGGGGCGTCAGGCTGGGGCCGCGTGGCCCACCGTTGCTGGACACGCCTATGACCGCACCCGGCACGATGCTGATTGTTTGCGGATTAAGCACACCGTCATCCACGGCAGTGAACACGCCGCCGATACTTATGCTGGCATTCTTGAGCGTGAGTTCTACTACCTTGTTCAAGGTGCGGATGTCGGCCAAGGCATACAAGACCGGGCCGCGACCGTACCGCTCGTTACTTGCCTTCATGTATCTGGAAATCACCCACGGCCATGATTTGAGGTCACGATGCACCAGCTTATCATCACCCTCTGCAGTAACGAGGCAATAGAACATCTGTCCATCGATGGTATACGTGGCCTCAATCAAGCCAACCTTCTTGGTCGGGTCTTCAGCGGCATCGTCAATCATTCTTTGCGGAATGTCGGCGTCCGGCCATTCGCGCTGTATCACATTGAACGGTCGGTTCAGCTTGCGATACACCGTATCCGGCACCCCGTTGGGGCCTTCGTCAAAACAAATATGATAGGAGGGCACAGCCGTGTAGCGTATCGGCGTTAGCGTATCACCGGGTTGTATCAGCATCACCGATGTGCCGACCGCAAGGTCAAGCAAGAACTCGCCCATAGCCAGGTCAAAGCCTGATTGCATCATGACGGCAAACATCTTCTCGGTGTAGAAGTCTAGGACTTGCTGGGCTTCAATCTTTTGCTCTTCAGGGATGTCATTGCCCGGCTGCAAGCGGCACCAAGGACGCTGGGGAGGAAACAGCGAGGACTGTATGCGGTTCGCAAATCTGGCGGTTGAGTGAATAGCGGTTGAGTCAAAGACACGGCGCATCTTGTTTTGCCCAGGCGTCCCACTCTCAGCATAGCCATCGTAGAGATTACGCATCGGCAAAGCGAACTCGTAAGCCTCTTCATAAATGCTGCGCCACTCTTCTTTGTGAGCGTTGCAACGGGCGTACCGCTTCTTGATGTCCTCAACCGAGAGTACCATTACTTACCCTTTTTTACCTTCTTTGTCGGCTTTTTGGGCGGCTTTTTTTGACCGTACATCGTCTTTCACCTTTGTGTGCTTAGGGTTTCGTCGGTAGGTTTTCATCACTACCCTCGCGGGTTCCGGCCAGAGCCTAGAATGCGGGAGAGAACTTGCCGACCGGGGCCAGCATCACCGGGTGCCACGCCTTGCGCCATCAGCATACGCCGCCCGCCGGTGCGCTTGGACCGTTTGCGGGCCTGTATCTTGCGCTGCTCATCACGTTCCTGGCGTTCTGCGACCGCTTCTTGCCGAGAAATGGTGTCATCAGCATCGGTTTCAGCCACCGTGGGGGTGGGAGGTGGTGCCTTGCTACTGAATATACCGCCCATCAAACAACCTCCCGTACATGTAGTAGTCCGCACCGTCCGGCCCGTAGGACCGCATGGTGCCTTCGCGCTCAAAATAGCAGCGTTCTGCCCACATACAAGCCGTAGCATTTGCTGAGTGTACACTAAATTGTAGTCTTTTTATCTTCATTTGCTTGGAAACGTGGTTAAAAAAGGCCAATGAACCACGATGCAAGGGCACAACCTTGCGCCCAATGTCCGCGCTGGGGATTAGCCAAGCCTCACAAACACCCGGCCAAAGCTGCCACACGCCGAACATTGCCGAGATACCATCACGGTCGAGAACAGAAAACGCCAAGCCAGCGTTCGCGTAGGTCTCCAAATACGTTTTGTAATCCGCAAACAGTTCAATATTGGCAGCGTCAAACTCGTTCAGTTCGCACATGTCCAAGTGATGAGGATACCAGCGGACAACGCGGTTATCCCGTTGCATCCGCATGACCTCGTTAAGTTCAGCTATTGAAAACGTCAAAGTCCAACACCTTTGCTTGCTTGAAAGACCCGCCGGTAGGCATCGGGCGTTTCGTCATGATTTTATGCTCAGAACCTAAGAGACAATAGCCCGCCGCATCGCCAACGTGTGAATGCTCATTTTTGTTTGGAGCGTCCCGAAACCGTTCTTGCCCCGCGCCA